AGTTGCAAGAGTTAAAGAACTGGAAGCAGATGAAACATTTGTATAAGTTTTTTTAATTACTAGTTCTGCGGTTCCAAGATCTACACTGTCAATATTCCTAGCACCAAGTCTAGTATAAAGAGTATTGTCCTCTACATTAATTAAATCGCCAGATACAACTTCAAGATCTGTGATTTGCTGAACATTCTGTGGAGGTGCGCCATCAAACAGATTAGTTACTGTTTGAATACCTGCCAGAGTGAGTTGAGATCCGTCATTGCTGATACTATTAACTTTAAGGAGAACAGGATCAGAGATGCTACTATCAGTTGAAATAAATCTGACAAGATCATTCGTTGTTACGATACCAACAAATGTATTCTGAGCAGCAGTAATCGTGCTGAGACCAGCTGGTGAAGCATCTACACCATCACCACTTCTGGCGCTGATAGTGAAAGAAGTTCCAAATCTTCTCTTAGTTGTGAGTTTTAAATCGGCATTGAAAGTTTGAATGCCAACTGTGGTTCCTTGATAAATTGATTTGACATTTGAGATGTCATAATTTGTTGAAATAGAAACCGTTGTGTTATAATCTACACCATCTACTGAAATCTTTTCTCCTTTGTGGAAAGATCCTCTAACTTGTCTGAGACTAAATGTAGAAATACCAGAAGAATCTTCTACAACAAATCCAGATGCCCCACTGTACTGACCAGAAATGAATGCGCCTGGTCTGAGTGAAGTAAATGGTTGAGTGATCTCTAACTTAGTATAAGGAGAGATGTCAAAAAGTCTGAGAGTATATTCTGACTCTGGACCCTCAAATACTTGTGATTCTAAATTATAATCATAAATTCTACATTCACCAATCGCATTTCCAGCTGGTGAAGTCGATGCTAAACCAACTCTTTCATCTCTTAAACTTGCAGCAATAGTTGTTCCGAATCCTACTCTTGGAGATCCATGAACATTATTGATCGTAATCTTTGGTCCTATTGAAAGAGGAATTGCTTCTTGATTTACCTCTCTTGTAGATCTTGGTTTTGAAATATCTAAAACAGTATCCGTTTGCTTCTCAACTTCAAAACCTCTTACATATGCCTTTCCTGATGAGATCACATACTCCATCAAATTATCAGATGGAGTGTTTCCTTGATACGTTACTTCATCAGCGTTATAAATTCCATCGTTGCCAAGATAATTATTTAAAGTATTCTTAACCGAAATACTAAATGGTTTAATGTAATAATCGCCAGATTCATCATGAGTTCTTCTAGCAAACTCTGCTTTGATGAAGTTATAATCTGTATTTTTAACAAAAGTTTCAATCTCACCATTTTGAATTCTCATCAACTCAACAAAACTTGGATCGTCAGAATCAACGATCAGTCTTGATGTCAGAGTTGCAGTAATCTTTAATCTATCAGCGCCAGGAGCAGCATAGTTACTGTATCCCTGAGCATTATCATTCAGAGAAGGATCTTCATCCGCGTTGATAATTTCTTCAATAACACTCAAACCAACTTTAACAGTTGGCATCGAGGCATACTGTTGAAGAAGAATTGTTTGCGGATTTACAGTTACAAAATTACCTCTGAGGAAATATACACCTTCCTGAATATTTGCCGCAGATCCAACAATATTTGCATTAGTTGAAATTGCCCTAGCAAATCCCTGGTTAGGTGAAATTACCGTATTTCCATACGATAAACTATCAAGCAGAATTAGATTTTCTCCTGATGTAAAATCACCTGTGGCAAAATTTGTCCCAGACTTGGTGATGGTAAAATAAAGAGTATCTAAATTTAACTCAGAATCGTTTGAACTGAGTACATATTCAATTCTAGCCTCAATTCCAGAAGTTTCGCCCCTAAACTTCTTACCAACGAGTTGCTCAATGTATAAACTTACAGGAATACCAGCAAAATCTGGATCAATACAAACACCAGTAAAAACGTCTTGATATGAAAGTTGACCAGGAATTACTTTGGCACCTTCTTTAAAGAAGTGAGTGCCAAATTTCTCAATTTGATTTTGTAGAATTGATTGTAAACCAGTTAATTCTCTTGCTTGAACAGGAGTTCCTGGTTTGAACAGAACCCTATGAAAATTGTTCGCGGGATCAAAATCATCATAATAAGGAGTGACGTTGAGATTAGTTTCCTGGGGCATTTTCTTAGAATTCTAAAACGATTTTGATATCTTCTTTTTGGTTTGACGATCTCAGAACAGATGGTCTATTATCAATATAGATTATCTGCCCACTCTGAGGATTAACCTCAGGATTTGCTACACCTTTGTCAAACGTTTGGCCTAGGAAGTAGGTCCTATTATTTAGAGTAGTAGAGATACCCGAGAAAGAGGTATCGATAGCAACCGTTGCTGTTCCTCCTGTGATATTGAAGGATCCATTACCATCATGTGTATTTTGGAATCTATGTAACTTATACCCATACAAAGGAGCAGTTCCAACAGTAGATGATGTTGCTACTTGACTATCTTGCCAGTATTTCAAGACGCCAGTGTTTGAATCCCAAGAAACAACTCTTCCAATTGCCGTCGATCCAACACCAATCGTTTGGGTGATAACATCATCTGCTAAAAATTCAATTTGACTAAGTTGTGCAGCAGTTACCTTTAAAGCATAAACAGCACTAGCCTTATTCGATGACAATTTAGTTGTTGATCCATAAACAAGAGGATCTTTTACAATACCAATTCTTGCAAACTCATTTCCAGTGATAAAATCTGGATTAGTGCTGTCATTTTCAAGTCGTGAGTAAACCATGACTTTACGAGCACCCAGTTCTTCGTAAATATCAGATCCATGTCCACCATTTGGTGGAATAACAACGCTTGTCACAGCATCAGTGCTTGACGCTGAGTTTGTAATACCAGCAGCATCTAGGTCAAGAGTTCCGAAAGAATATCCAGATCCTCCGCTTGATACATCAACAGATTCAATCTTTCCGTCAGCATTAACAGTTACACTTGCTCTTGCACCTTCTCCATCACCTAAAATTCTAACATTATTATATGTTGTTGCTGTTCCATAACCAGTTCCTCTATTACTAATGGTTACAATTTTAATTTGTCCACTAGTTGCTGCATTATCTCTTACTGCTGCATTAGCAGTACCAGTTTTCCAATCCTCAGGAACAGGAATGAAATTGGTAGAATCAAATCTTAAAATATCAGTTGGTGTTAATGTATAGAGATATTTCCAAACATATCCATCACCACTGCTACCTGCTGCTCTTGGTTCTAAGTCAGTAAAGAGTGGTTCATCCAGAGATGGTTTACCAGTTGGATTTTCTGGTGAAATGCCATTATCAAGACAAATATAAACTCTATAATCTTGATTGATCACATAATATTTTGAACTATACAATCCAGTTGATCTTGATACTGGTGCAAGATTATTTCTACTATAATCATGCCTGTACATGTCATACTTTTCGCCAGATGCCCATGTATATTTTTCAACCACTCTTCTGATGTCAGAAGAGTTAATTTTTTTCATGGCAATCATTGTATCCCAATAACGATTTTCGTCGTTAAAGGAATCCACTGGCGATGGTGGGCTGGTGTTCCAGTTTGCATTTAAATTGGTTGCATTAGGCAAACCAACCCAGGTATAATATGAACTGCCAGTAGACGCAATTCCAGCACGAAAATTTTCAGCACTAAGGATACGAAACTGTTCAGTAATGATTGCGGACATTTTGAACTTTTTTCTAGTTATTTAGGTTAAATATCCAACTGATTTTAGAGGAGTTTTTCTGAGAATAACTGGACCAGTAGATATTCCAGTAAATCCATTACTCAGTTCAGGAGTAAAGGTCTTGGCGATTCCAGCGCGAGTAAAGTTTCTAAGTTTACCCCAACTGAATCTGCCGAAGAAATCACTGTATCCAAGTCCTGTTAGAGAATTGTAATCCTCCAAACTTACAGTAACTTTTGCAACATATGTTGTTCCAAATCCAACTGCCTCAGTGGTTGCAATAGAAACAGAAACTGCTTCATAAACATTATCTAAGAAAGTTGTTCCTATTCCAAGAACAGAACCACCAAGATCAAGAGAAGTAACTCCATTTCCGATGTTTGAATCAAATACAACAAATGGATATCCAGCAGCAATATTTGAGATTGTTTGAATTCCAGATGGTCCGACATATGCAGAACTTCTCAGAGGAGAATCATTTGGAATTAAAAGATCAAATACAAGTCCAGTTGATGCCAATCCAACTGATGTTGTTGAAATACCAGTAATAATACCAAAATCGCCAGAATAATCAACACCTATGATTTCTTCCTTATCAAATTTTGGTGGACTGATAAGAACAACAGGTGGATTTGTAAAGGTGTATCCAGCACCAGCATTAGATATTGTAATTGAATCAACTGCTGTTCCAGTAATTGTTGCAGTGGCCGTTGCTCTTGTGTCAGATCCAAATCCAACACTGTTGGCAATTGAAACAAGAGGAGCAGATGTATATCCAAGACCAGTGTTTGTTATTGATACTGAGAGAACTGTACCAAATCCAGAGATAACTGCCGTTGCTGATGCTCCAACTTTATCTCCTTGCTCAAAGATGTCAATCTTCTGCTTTGCATCTTCCAAAGACTCATTATATGAATCAAACAGAGGAAGAACACTATCAACCCAAATTTCAGTGGAACCAAGACCAACAGGTTTAATTAAGTGTGCCTCTGGGAAAATATTTGCTTCATAAAGAATTCTGTCCTTAGTTATTTGTTGACCGTTGATGAACAGATCTTCCTGCTGCTTGCACCACGTCATTGGTCTTTGAATAGTAATATCAGTTGTAAGTCCAGGACCAGTATATGGAGAAGTTTGGAAACTATCTACTGTGCCGATGCCAGTTACAAATCTATCTTCTTGCTGATAAGTAAAGTAGTTTAAATTATCCCCAGCATTAATTCTAACAGTGTCACCAGGTTTGATAGTTTCAATAATATCTCTACTCAAAACATCAACATCGCCAGTGCCACGATAGAAAATGATGGAGCAAGTATCTCCTACTTTTGGTGCTTCTGTAAATGTGATGTTTGATCCACCGTTAAACTCATAAGCAACTCCTGGTTCTTGTAGAATATTATTTAAGAACACCAATAATGTTTGTTCAACATCAATAAGGGAACCTTTTGCCGATTTGATAGAAGTTGGAGTTCCCTCTTTTCTCATGGTGAATACTTTTGTTGCACCATCAAAGAATGAATCTAATTTATCAAACACATCAAGATCACCAAATCTCCAACCAGTGAACTTATCAGAATCAACTCTATTAATATTGATTCTAAACTCACTAAATCCTGCCCCAACGGTTGAGTCTGTTGGGATGCCAGTTACTCCACCAGATGGAATTGTAAGAATTTCTCCTGTTTTGTATCCATAACCATTATTGATGATTTCAAAGTTAGTAACGCTTGAACCAAGAGATACTTGAATGTCAACATATGCATTGGTTCCAATCTTAGATCCAGGAGAATCTGGATGATAAATCAATGGAATACGTGTATATGGAGTTGGATTATCAAATACTACGATTGGTGGATTGCTGAAAGTATATCCAGTTCCTGGATTGGTAATAGAAACTCCAACAACGTTTCCATTAGATACAGTAGCAGTTCCAATTGAAACCACATCAACTGTATCGTAATCAGCAGTTCTCAAACCAACATTATAGGTAAGTTCTTGAACAACTCCGTTCAAGGTTGCAATTCCAGTTCTATAACCAGAACCACTATTTCCAATACTGATAGAAGTTACCGTTCCAAATCCAGAGATATTAGCTGTTCCACCAGCAGCGACTAGTGGTTGGTAACCAAAACCTTGGGTTGATCCAACAGAAACAATAATACCACCAACTGGAACAGATCCCGTATTTACATCGTTTGTTACAGAGGCAGCAAATCCACTGAAAACGATAGATGTAATACCAGCATTTTCTGTTAAGGAGAAGTCATTGATTCTAGAACCCTGAGATGGAATTTGAGCAATATCATTGATTAAAACTAATCCATGATTTGTACTAAATCCAGAAATATTTGCATCATCTTGTTTGATAGTAAATGTTTTACCAACACCAGTTAATTCGGGTGAAATTGAATCGAAGAGATAGTTCGTGGCATAGGTATGAGTTGATGTTCCAACAACTCCATTTCTAAGAAAAGTTCTTCCTTGGAAAGTCGAAGATGTTTGAATACCTGTCCAATCAACCTCATCTGGATCAGTTGCATCCTCTGGTGGTTTAATTCCGTTAGGTGCAGTATAGAAGTTAATTGTATTTCCAACAATATTATAGGATCCCTCATATTTTTCAACAGTAGATCCAATGATGTGAGTTGAGAGACCTGTTCCCATCCATGCTCTTTGAACGACAAGAACATTGGTGCTTCCAAATCCAACTTGTTCTACTTTCATAAACTCATCATCAACTTTAAGTAGATCGCCACCAAAGATCGATGAGATTCCAGAAATCCTCATCAACTCTCCACCAAAACTCATGTCTTCGACAAGAGATTCTTCAATATTTCCTGGGATTACTGGATCTTGGATATTATTATCAAGAGCAATGATACATTTTGTATTTTGATCTTGTGCAGTAAACGTATGAGAAGTTCCAATACCAACAGTTGTTAAATCCAAGTAATTTCCAATTGCAGATGCGAGAGCATCCTCTGGTGTTGCAGCAACGCGAATCGATTTATCATCTACCTTGATCGCATAAACATAGTCTGGGAGTTTATCAGTAGATCCATATCCAGAAATCGTAGTTGTTGCAATTCCAATTGCAGAAGTATTACCAGTTCCAGTTGGATTATAAGTCAATCTTTCACCAGAGGTAAAGAAGTGATTTGGAAGGATAATTAAATCATCTGTAGTGTCAACAATCAGCGAATCGCTAGCATCAAATGATTTGATAAAGATAGGATCTCCTCCGTGGAAAAGTCCAAATGCTCTTCTAACATCTGCTTGGGTATTAGTATATGTTCCTTCAAATCCTTCAATTTTTGTATCAACGAGATTAAGATTGAAGAGTTCTTCAACTCCACCCTTTGTATGGGCAGCAGAAGTAACAAGAGTCTTAACAACTACGTTAGTAGAAACGGGTGGAACATACGTAACATTATATTTGGACCCATCTACGTTTGCACTAATTGTTCCAATTCCTGGATTATCAGCATCAGAATCATCGTCAATATTGCCAAACAGAGTGAAATATGTTTCTCCTTCGGTATCAACTAGGAAGATGCCTTCAAGCAACTCAAAACGATCATTGGTAACATCATTGATGTGGAAGAGGACATGTGCTCCATCTTCATCAACAGTGCTGTTATTGCCAAAGTTAGCAATAGTCGTGATTCCAGGCGATCCAGAAGCAGCAATGTCAGTGTATTGTGCTCTTAAATCACCATTTGTCAATTGAACAGTATCGATACCAACTGTGGATGCACCACCAACAAAGCATTGGGCAAAGATATTGAATGTAATTCCAGTTCCAACAACATCAGCTGATGGAGTGCAATTAATGTAGAAAACACCACCACTTACACTTACACCAAATGTTCCAATACCAGAAGACGAAAGGGTATCAGGAATACCCGTCACCATGTTTCCATATTCTACCCCGTATGCTTGTCCATTATTATGGAGAACATTTAAGTTGAATACTTCATGTTTTTCACCAGCACTACCTTGAATCATAAACTTATGCCCAGCATCCATCGCTGCCAGATCAATAGCATAAATGTTTACTGCTGTTGTAACACCTGCATTGATTTTTCCACCTCTTGCAGCAAGTTGAATAATATCAGCAACGGTTGTGATTCCAACTAATGTAGATAAACCAACAGCACTGTGAATGTCTCTATCTACGTTGTATACTAATCCATGAATATCATAATCATTGGTATCATATTTTTCGGGATAGAATAAAAGTTGCCCTTCACTTCCACTGACCTGGAAATCAAAATATCCTTCAAGATTCGTAGCACCATTTACGATACCAAACTCTTGGATATATCCATTTTGATTATTATCAATAATCAATTCAATAATTTCCATTCTTCTTTCATCAAGGAACTGAGTATCCTCAGTCATTGCAAAGTATTTTCTATAACGAGTTCCTTCAAGTGGGAAAGTATCGATAATGGAGAATCTAGTTGCTCTCGGTGTATTGTTAAATTCATCAGAGAAACTATCAATACTCAATACTCTGTTACCAACAGATTCTTCATAATCAGTAAGAGCAATGTTTCTAGTTAAAATCTCATCGGAGAAGAAAGAACCAGATACAAACTTATTAGTTTCAGATACAAAGTCAAAGTCATACTTACAATATGTTTCAACCTCAGAAACAAGATCAATGAACAACTCTAAACTATTTGAAGAAATTCCAACGGCTCTAAAAGTATCTTCACGAGATTCAACTTGTAAATCTGAGAATTTTTTAAATCCAACAGTATGGTTCATTGAAGAAACCACATCATTCCAAGTCTCATATGCGATCTTTGATTTCAAAGAATATGAGAAGTATTGATAATAATCACTATCAATAATTC